GGGCGGCTGGACGCACAAGGGGCTGCCGACGCAAGACACCCGCATCCCCGACTCTGTGATCCGCGTGATGCGCCACAAGGGCAAGATCGGTCAGGACATCGATCACCCGGCCGTGTTCCCGGTGGCCCTGCCGGAGTTCGTCATCGAGGCCTACACGGACGCGGGCGACATCGTGTTCGAACCCTTCGGCGGCAGCGGCACGACGATGCTGGCCGCCGAGCGCACCGGTCGCATCTGCCGTACGGTGGAGATCGCGCCCGAGTACGTGGATGTGGCGATCAAGCGCTTCCAGCAGAACCACCCTGGTGTGCCGGTCACGCTGCTGGCAACGAGCCAGTTCTTCGAGCAGGTCGCCGCCGAGCGCGCCACCACCCCTGATGCCGAGGTGGCCGCATGACAAAACGACAGGACTGGCGTTTTGCACGCCCGCAGGGCGCCCGTCAGGGTGGCGCACAGGGATGTGCGCCATGAACTGGCTGGCCGACAAGATCGAACAGTGGCCGACCGCCAAGTTGCTGCCCTACGCACGCAACGCGCGCACCCATTCCGAGGAGCAGGTGGCGCAGATCGCCGCCAGCATCGCGGAGTTCGGATTCACCAATCCGATCCTGGCGGGCAGCGACGGCATCATCGTCGCTGGCCACGGACGTCTCGCCGCCGCCCAGAAGCTCGGGCTGGAGCGCGTGCCGGTGGTCGTGCTCGATCACCTGACGCCGACCCAGCGCCGGGCGCTCGTCATCGCGGACAACCGCATCGCCGAGAACGCAGGCTGGGATGAGGCGATGCTGCGGATCGAACTGGAAGCCTTGCAGCTCGAAGGCTTCGATCTGGACATCACCGGCTTCGACGCCGACGCGCTGGCCGAACTGATTGCGGGCGACGAGCCGGATAACGAGGGTCAGACAGACGAGGATGCGGTGCCCGAGGTCGGCGAGACGCCCATCTCGCGTCCGGGCGATGTCTGGATCATGGGCCAGCACCGCCTGCTGTGCGGCGACTCGACCGTGGTCGAGAGCTACGAGCGGTTGATGCAGGGCGACCTGGCGGACATGGTCTTCACCGACCCGCCGTACAATGTGAACTACGGGAGCAGCCCGAAGGACAAGCTGCGCGGCAAGGATCGCGCGATTCTGAACGACAACCTGGGGGATGGCTTCTACGACTTCCTGCTGGCGGCGCTGACGCCTACCGTGGCGCATAGCCGTGGCGGCATCTACGTGGCGATGTCCTCCAGCGAACTCGATGTGCTGCAGGCCGCCTTTCGCGCCGCTGGCGGTCACTGGTCGACCTTCATCATCTGGGCGAAGAACACCTTCACGCTGGGTCGTTCCGACTACCAACGCCAGTACGAACCGATTCTGTACGGATGGCCCGAGGGAGCGCATCGGCACTGGTGTGGCGACCGCGACCAAGGCGACGTGTGGAGCATCAAGAAGCCGCAGAAGAACGACCTGCACCCGACGATGAAGCCGGTGGAGTTGGTCGAGCGAGCCATCCGCAATTCGAGTCGCCCGGGTAACGTGGTACTCGATCCGTTCGGTGGTTCTGGCACAACGTTGATCGCCGCCGAGAAGTCAGGCCGCATCGCGCGGCTGATCGAACTCGATCCGAAGTACGTCGATGTGATCGTGCGCCGGTGGGAGGAGTTCACCGGGAAGCGGGCCACCCGCGAAGCGGATGGCGCGGTGCTTGATCAGGCGGCCAGCGAGTCCTCGACGATCTCGCAGTGAATCACGAAGCCCGTCAGGTAAGGCAGGCCGCGCGGGATGCCATAGTCTTTGCTGGTCTGGCGGCCAATCGTCCAGCCCATCCAGCGTTGGGTGGCTGCGTTGATCGCCTCCTGCAAGGCTTGGCCTTGGTACAACCCGTTCTGAACGTCGTCCGCAAAGTGGCGGCCGTGGCGGCTGTCGAGGAAGGCCCGAACCGATTCGAGGGGCTGGCCGGTGGCGTCCGAGATGGCGGCCATTGCCAGGGCCCATGCAGCGCTGGCGTGTTCGTTCATCGTGCCCCAAAAGCCCCAGGCCTCGTTCTGGGTGGCGGGGATCTGCGTGGTGGTGTTCATCTCTGGCTCCTTCGGGTTGATCGTTGCGACACCCGTAGTAACGCGCTGTTCGATTGAGAAGCCAAGCGCCGCTTGGCCTCTTTCTCGATCTTTCTGATCAGGCAATGCGGTAGACCCGCTCGCCGCCCTGCGGCTTGTCCGACACGATGGTCAGGCCCAGCTTCTTCTTGAACGCCCCGGCGAAGGTGCCGCGCACCGTGTGCGCCTGCCAGCCGGTGGCGGCGCAAATCTGGCCAATGGTCGCGCCCTCGGGGCGTTGCAGCATCCGGATCACTTCGGCTTGCTTGCTGTTGTCGCGCGTGCGCGGCTTGGCCTTTGTCGGCGCTTGCGTCCACGTCGCTTCGGCGGCGGCAACAGCCTGCTCCAGTTCGGCATCGACTTCCGGCGTCGGCTGCGGGATCGTGGGGCGCTTCATTCCCAAGGCGTCGTAGCCCTCGGCGGCGACACACCACCCGTCGCCGTCGGGCGTGATCAGGGCGCGGTTGAACATCCCGTCGAGCACCTTCTTGCGTGCGCCGCCTTTGATGTTGTCGGGGAACCAGTCGATCTTGCCGGCGGTGTGGTTGATGGCGTATGCCAGGATGGCGTGTTGCGCCGGGGTGAGTTGGACGGTGGTCATTTGCTGCTCCTTCTGGGTGGTGATGACGATGTGATGAACGCGCTGTTCAAGAGTGAAGCCAAGCGATTTCTGCTTGGCTTCGTCGGTTTCCGATCAGTCCTTGGCGATTTCCGCGTCCTTGGCCTTCGGGTTCGATGCGGCAAATTCGACGCCGGCCTGGAAGGCTGCTTCCAACGCGTCCTTGAGGCACCACACTGCCGTGTCGTGGAAGTCCAGGCTGTCGGCGTGGCGGGTTTGCAGGGTGTCGATGCCCAGATGCTTCTGGGCGATGAGGGTGAGGATGGTGTCGATCTGGCTCATGGCGTGTTCCTCTCGAGGGATGGTTGGCGTGACGTGATGAACGCGCTGTTCGCCGGTGAAGCCAAGCTCGAAACGCAGGAATGACGAACAAATGATTGAAGAAGGTGACGATGGGACTCTCGATTCGCGCCTACGCGCGCCACCGTGGCGTGTCGCACGTGGCCGTGAAGAAGGCCATCGACACCGGGCGCATCACGCCGCTTCCCGACGGCACCATTGATCCGCAGGCGGCCGACGCGCAGTGGGCACAAAACACATTGCAGCCGCGCAGGGCCGCAGCAGCCGACAAGGCGCCTGCAACGAAAGTGCGTGTAGAACCGGCGACGCCACCGCCTCCTCGTGAAACGCCGGAGGTCGCTACGCCGCCGCTATCGGCGGGCGGCACCTCACTGCTGCAGGCACGCACCGTCAACGAGGTGCTCAAGGCCCAGCTCAACAAGGTGGAGCTGGCCCACCGAAAAAGGGAACTGGTCGACCGGGCGCAGGCGGTCGCGCACGTGTTCAAGCTGGCGCGCATCGAGCGCGACGCCTGGCTCAACTGGCCGGCGCGCGTGTCCGGGCAGATGGCATCCACGCTCGGCGTCGACCCGCACACGATGCACGTGGCGCTGGAGGCCGCCGTGCGTGAGCACCTGATCGAGTTGGGCGAGCTGCGCCCGCGGGTGGATTGACAATGGATGACTACGAAGGCGCCGACGAGATTGAACGCGCGTGGCGCGACGGGCTGACGCCCGATCCGCTGCTCACCGTGTCCGAATGGGCGGATCGGCACCGGATGCTCTCCAGCAAGGCCTCTGCCGAGCCCGGGCGCTGGCGTACCAGCCGCACGCCGTACCTCAAGGCCATCATGGACTGCCTGTCGCCGACCTCGCCGGTCGAGCGTGTGGTGTTCATGAAGGCCGCGCAGCTTGGCGCGACCGAAATGGGATCGAACTGGATCGGCTATGTGATCCACCACGCACCCGGGCCGATGATGGCGGTATGGCCGACGGTGGAGATGGCCAAGCGCAACTCCAAGCAGCGGATCGACCCGCTGATCGAGGAATCGTCCGCCTTGGCCGAACTGATCGCCCCGGCGCGCTCGCGCGACTCAGGCAACACCATTCTGGCCAAGGAGTTCCGGGGCGGCGTGCTGGTGATGACGGGGGCCAACAGCGCGGTGGGCCTGCGCTCGATGCCGGTGCGGTATCTGTTTCTCGACGAGGTTGACGGGTATCCGCTGGACGTCGAGGGTGAAGGCGATGCGATCTCGCTGGCCGAGGCGCGCACGCGCACCTTTGCGCGGCGCAAGATCTTCATCGTCTCGACGCCGACGATTTCGGGGGCATCGGCCATTGAGCGCGAGTACGAGGCCAGCGACCAACGTCGCTACTTCGTGCCGTGTCCGCATTGCTCACACCGGCAGTGGCTGCGTTTCGAGCAGCTGCGTTGGGATAAAGGGCAACCGGAAACCGCCGCCTACATCTGCGAGTCGTGTGACACGGCTATCCCTGAGCATCACAAAACGTGGATGCTGGAGCACGGCGAGTGGCGCGCGATGGCCCCGGAGAACGGCGCCAAGACGGCGGGTTTTCACCTGTCCTCGCTGTACAGCCCGGTGGGCTGGCGTTCGTGGCGCGAGATCGCCGCTGCGTGGGAGAGCGCGGTCAACAAGGAATCAGGATCGGCCGCCGCCATCAAGACCTTCAAGAACACCGAACTGGGCGAGACCTGGGTCGAGGAAGGTGAAGCACCCGACTGGCAACGGCTGGTCGAGCGCCGTGAGGATTACCGCATTGGCAGTGTGCCGCTGGGCGGTCTGCTGCTGGTTGGCGGCGCGGACGTGCAGAAAGATCGCATCGAAGCGTCGGTCTGGGCCTTTGGGCGCGGCAAGGAGTCGTGGCTGGTCGAGCACCGCGTGCTGATGGGTGACACCGCCCGCGACGCGGTGTGGAAGCGCCTTGCTGAAATGCTGGCCGAAACCTGGACGCATGCCTCGGGCGCATCGATGCCGCTGGCCCGCTTTGCACTGGATACCGGGTTTGCAACGCAGGAGGCCTACGCCTTCGTGCGGGCTTGCCGCGATTCGCGTGTGATGGCGGTCAAGGGTGTGGCTCGTGGTGCAGCCCTGATCGGCACGCCGACCGCCATCGATGTCTCGCAGGGTGGCAAGAAGCTGCGCCGGGGCATCAAGGTGTACTCGGTGGCGGTCAGCATCGCCAAGCTGGAGTTCTACAACAACCTGCGCAAGAGCGCGGAGGTGGCCGAGGACGGCGTGACGGTGACCTACCCGGCCGGCTTCGTCCACCTGCCCAAGATCGACGCTGAGTTCATCCAGCAACTCTGCGCGGAACAACTGATTACCCGCCGCGACCGCAACGGCTTCCCGGTGCGTGAGTGGCAAAAGATGCGTGAGCGCAATGAGGCGCTCGACTGCTACGTCTACGCCCGTGCGGCTGCATCGGCGGCGGGTCTGGATCGCTTCGAGGAACGTCACTGGCGGGAACTGGAGCGACAACTGGGGCTGGCCGGTCCGCCAGCCCTTGAAACACCTACTGAATCGATCAACGAGGCCACCCAACGCGGTGGCCTCGCTGTTTCTGGCAATCGCAACACCGGTCGGCGCGTGATCAAAAGCCGCTGGCTGTCCTGACACCTCAAGGAGAAAACATGTCCCTCGCCACTCGCATCGAAAGCCTGGTCATCCGCGTCGCGCAGGAGTTCAACGACGTCCGCGCCAAGGCGGGCAACCTGGCCAACCTCACCACGACTGACAAGTCGAATCTCGTGGCGGCCATCAATGAACTGCAGGCTGCCGTTGCCGCATCCAGCGCCATCGATGACGCACAGATCAGCACGAGCACCACCTATTCCTCGAGCAAGATCGTCACGCTGCTCGACGCGCTCAAAGCCGAGATTCTGGGCGGCGCCGATGCCGCCTACGACACGCTGGTGGAAATCCAGCAACTGCTGCAAAACGGCACCAGCGGTCTGGATGCGCTGCTCGCCGCCGTGAACAACCGCGTGCGCTTCGATGCGGCGCAGTCGCTGACCGTGGCCGAGCAACTTCAGGCTCGCAGCAACATCGGCGCTGTCGCCGCCAGCGACGTTGGCAACACCGACACAGACTTCGTCGCCGTGTTCGAAGGCGCACTGGTCTGATGAGCCTTGCGTCGCGCATCAGTGCGCTGGCCAGCCGTGTCGGACTCGAGGTCAAGACCAAGATCGACGCCACCCACCCAGGCCTCGCCCGGGCGTGGGTGTGCTTCGGCTACGTCGGCAACCAGATCGTCGTGCGGTCGTCGCACAACGTGGCCAGCGTGACCCGGACGGCAACGGGCCGCTACCGCGTCACTTTCGCCACCGCCATGCCAGACGCCAACTACTGCTGGACGGCGCTTGCCCGCAGCAGCACCAACAGCGGCACGCAGCGCATTGCCATCGTGCGATCCAGCACCGACCAGAAGACCGCCCAGTTCGTCGACATCAGTTGCGCGACGACCTCAGCGTCGTTTTCCGATTCCTCCGAAATCAACCTCACGGTGTACCGCTGATGGCCTACACACAAGCACACCTCGACGCACTGGAAGCGGCGCTGGTCAAGGGCGAAAAGCGCGTGATCTTTGGCGACAAGACCGTCGAGTACCGCAGCGTCGATGAACTCCAGGCCGCCATTGCGGCGGTCAAGCGCGACCTCTTCGAGCAGGCCGTGGACACCGGGCTGTGGCCTGGCGCGCCACGCCAGATCCGGGTCACCACCGGCAAAGGGTTCTGAACATGGCGTGGTATTCTAAAATCCGCAGCCTGTTCGGCCCGTCACCTGTTCACGAAGCAGCCGGACGCGGGCGGCGAGCCCTTGCGTGGATGCCTGGGAATCCGGGCGCCGTGGCCGCCATGCTGGCGACCTCCCACGAGCTGCGTGTGAAATCGCGTGACCTGGTGCGCCGCAACGCCTGGGCCAACGCCGGAATCGAAGCCTTCGTGTCCAACGCAGTCGGCACTGGCATCAAGCCGCAGTCGATGGCCAAGGACGAAACCTTCCGCGCTGACGTGCAAGCGCTGTGGCGCGACTGGACCGAGCAGGCTGACGCCAGCGGGCAGACCGATTTCTACGGCTTGCAGGCGCTGGCTGCCCGGGCGATGTGCGAAGGAGGCGAATGTCTGATCCGGTTACGCCACCGTCGCCCCGAGGATGACCTGGTCGTTCCGCTGCAACTGCAGTTGCTCGAGGCCGAACACCTGCCGCTGAATCTCAACACTGAACTGCCGTCAGGCAATGTCGTTCGCTCCGGCATTGAGTTCGATTCGATGGGGCGGCGGGTGGCGTATCACCTGTACCGCTCGCATCCGGAGGACGACCGGCTTTCCCCGATGTCCGGACAAGGCGGCCAGGACACGGTGCGCGTGCCGGCGGCCGAGATCATGCACCTGTACCGCGTGCTGCGCCCCGGACAGATCCGGGGCGAGCCGTGGCTGGCGCGCGCCCTGGTGAAACTCAACGAACTCGACCAGTACGACGACGCCGAGCTCGTGCGCAAGAAAACCGCCGCGATGTTCGCCGGCTTCATCACGCGCCTGTCTCCCGAGGACAACCTGCTGGGTGAAGGCGTGGCCAACGATGCAGGCATCGCGCTGGCGGGAATGGAGCCCGGGACGCTGCAAATCCTGGAACCCGGCGAGGACGTGAAGTTCTCCGATCCCGCCGACGTGGGTGGCAGCTACGGCGAATTTCTGCGCGCGCAGTTTCGCGCGGTCGCCGCTGCCATTGGCGTGACCTACGAGCAGCTGACCGGTGATCTTTCCGGCGTCAATTACTCCTCGATCCGCGCCGGAATGCTGGAGTTCCGCCGTCGCACCGAAGCTATTCAGCATGGCGTTCTGGTGCATCAGCTGTGTCGCCCGGTCTGGAATGCCTGGCTCGATCAAGCAGTGCTGTCCGGCAGCCTCACGGCGCCAGGCTATGCCAGACATCGGCGTGACTACATCGCCTGCAAATGGATTCCGCAGGGCTGGCAATGGGTCGATCCCGAGAAGGAATTCAAGGCGATGCTGCTGGCGATCCGCGCGGGCTTGATGTCGCGCTCGGAAGCCATCTCGGCGTTCGGTTACGACGCCGAGGACGTTGACCGCGAGATCGCCTTGGATAACCAGCGAGCCGATGAACTTGGCCTGATCTTCGACTCCGATCCGCGCCGCACCTCCAAGGATGGCGGCAGCGCCGAACCCAACTCACAGGCGACCGACAGCAATCCGTCGCCCCCCTGAAGGTTTTTCGATGACCCTGCTACCGCATATGGCGGCGCGTATCTTTGGCGCGCCGCTGCTGATTCATCGCCCGAAACTCGAGGTGATCCTCGCCGTACTGGGGCCACGCATCGGGTTGACGGATAACGGCACGCCACTTCCTTCACCTGCTACGCGCAGTCCACCCGCACCGGATGCGGGCATCGCCGTCCTGCCGATCTATGGCACGCTGGTGCGGCGAACAGTGGGGCTGGATGCCGCCTCTGGCCTGACCAGCTATCAGGACATTGCCCGTCAGCTCGACAGCGCCATCGCTGATCCGTCGGTGGCGGCCATCGTGCTCGACATCGATAGCCCGGGCGGTGAGTCCGGTGGTGTGTTCGATCTCGCCGACCGCGTGCGTGCTGCCGCGCAGATCAAACCGGTCTGGGCGCTGGCCAATGACATGGCGTACTCGGCGGCCTACGCCATCGGGTCGGCGGCGAGCCGCTTCTTTGTCACCCGCACCGGCGGCGTCGGCTCGATTGGCGTCATTGCCATGCACGCCGATCACTCGGTGAAGGACGCCAAGGACGGCGTCCGCTACACCACAGTCTTTGCCGGAGCGCGCAAGAACGACCTCAACCCGCACGAGCCGATCTCGGACGAAGCCCACGCGTTTCTCAAGCGCGAGGTGGATCGGATCTACGGCTTGTTCGTCGACACCGTGGCCAGCCATCGCGGCCTCACCAGTGACGCGGTGCGCGCCACCGAAGCGGGCGTGTTCTTCGGGCAGGACGCCGTCGCAGTAGGACTGGCGGATGCCGTCGGCACGTTCGACGACCTGCTGGCCGAACTCACCGCCGCACTTTCACCCCCACCGGCGCTTGCAACTGCGGCGTCGGGACATCTTCACCCACCACGACTGGAGCCTTTCATGAATGAACCCGGAACCACTGCTGACCCTGGGGTTGGCGCTGATCCTGATCGCACTGATGGCGCGCACCCGCCGATGACCATCGAGGACGCGCAGGAAATCGCCGAGCTGTGTGCGCTGGCAGGCTGCCCTGAGCGCATCGCCGGTTTTCTGGCTACACGTACGTCGCCATCGGCGGTGCGTGGCCATCTGCTGGCCGCGCGCGCCACCGGGCAAGAGATCAACAGCCTGATCACACCGAGCGCAGCCACCACGGCAACGCAATCCCTCAACGACAACCCCTTGGTGCTGGCGGCCCGTGCCCGCGCCGGACAGGAGAAGTGATATGCCCGTCATCACCGAAGGCCTCAACCTGGGCGATCTGCTGAAGTACGAAGCGCCCAATCTCTACTCGCGCGATCAGGTCACCGTCGGCGCAGGCCAGAACCTGCCGTTGGGTGCGGTAGTCGGTCTGGTGACCGCCACCGGCAAGGTCAAGCAGATCGACCCCTCGGCCACCGACGGCAGTCAGTACGCCGCAGGCGTGCTGATGCAGGCCGTCGACGCCACGCTGATCGACCGTGAGGACGGGCTGATGCTGGCCCGTCACGCCATCGTCGCCGATCACGCCCTGGCGTGGCCAGCCGCCATCACCGCCGCAGAAAAGCTGGCTGCCATCGCACAGCTCAAGAGCCTCGGCATCCTCGTTCGCAAAGGAGTCTGACCATGAACAACGTTTTCGAGAATCCCGCGTTCTCGATGTCGGCGCTGACCGCCGCTATCAACATCCTGCCCAACAACTACGGGCTGATGGAGAGCATGGGGCTGTTCCCGGCCAAGCCGGTGCGCTTCCGTTCCGTGGTTGTCGAGGAGAAAAACGGCATCCTGACGCTGCTGCCGACGATGCCGGTCGGCTCGCCCGGCACTGTGGGCAAACACGGCAAGCGCAAGCTGCGCTCCTTCGCCATTCCGCACATCCCGCACGACGACGTGGTGCTGCCCGAGGAAGTGCAGGGTATCCGCGCCTTCGGTTCGGAAACCGAGCTGCAAACCGTGGCCTCGGTCATGGCCGAGCACCTGCAGACGATGCGCAACAAGCACGCGATCACGCTCGAGCACCTGCGCATCGGCGCGCTCAAGGGCGTCATCCTCGACGCCGACGGTTCCGTGCTCTACGACCTGTTCGATCTGTTCGGGATCACGCCCAAGGTGATCAATTTCCAGCTGGGCAACGCCGGCACGGACGTCAAGAAGAAATGCCTGGAGCTCAAGCGCTACCTCGAGAAAAACCTCAAGGGTGAGCGCATGACCGGCGTCCACTGCCTGGTGTCCGAGGAATTCTTCGATGCGCTGACCAGCCACGAGAAGGTCGTCGCGGCCTACGAGCGCTGGCAGGACGGCGTTGCGCTGCGCTCCGATCTGCGCTCGGGCTTCACCTTCGGCGGCATCACCTTCGAGGAATATTCGGGCGAGGCCAGCGACGGCGACGACAACGTCCGCCGCTTCATCGCCGCCGGCGAAGGCCATGCCTTCCCGCTGGGCACGGTGGACACCTTCGCCACCTACTTCGCGCCGGCTGACTTCAACGAGACGGCGAACACGCTGGGACAGCCGCTCTACGCCAAGCAGGAGCCGCGCAAGTTCGACCGGGGCACCGACATTCACACCCAGTCCAACCCGCTGCCGATGTGTCACCGGCCTGCGGTGCTGGTGAAGGTGCTGGCGTCCTGATGCTGGCCGTCGAGCTGTTCTACGAATCGGCCCGCAATGCCGGACTGCTGACCGCCGTCACGGTGGCGGGCAGCACCGTGCACTGCGCCTTCCGTGCCCCGGACGAAACCGTGCTGGATGGTTTTGCGCTGTCGCGGGACTACCAGATCGACTACCCGGCGTCCTGGCTGACGCTGGCTGCCGGGGACACGGTCGAGGTGGCAGGCAATACCTATCAGGTGCGCGACGTGCGCGCCATCGGCGACGGCGCCGAGCGTCGCGCCTCGCTCACTCAACTCTGAGGAACTTCCCATGACAAAACGACAGGACTGGCGTTTTGCACGCTCGCAGGGCGCCCGCAAGGGTGGTGCACAGGGACGTACGCCATGAACTCCGTCCGCGAGCGCGTCTTGCGGGAGATCGTCGCACGCCTGGCATCTGCGATTGCACCGACACCGGTGCTACGCATGCCTGCCGTGCCGGTCACCCGCGAGGCCAGTCCAGCGCTGCTGCTGTTCGTCGATGGCGACAACATCACCGCCCACGCCAACCACCTTGTCGACCGGCTGCTGATCGTCCGGCTTGCCGTGGTGGCACGCGGTGCGGATGCCTTCGACGTCGCCGACCAGGCGCTGGTCGCAGCCCACGCGGCCATGCTCGCCGACCCGAATCTCTCCGGTCTGGCCATCGCCGTGCGCGAGATCGACTGCGAATGGGAGTTCGACGACGCCGACGCCGGGGCCGTGCTGCTTCCCGCTCGCTACGAAATCCGCTACCGCACCCACGCCATCGACCTCACCCAAACAGGATGAACCCATGCATATCGAACTACTGAAACCTCATACCCACGCAGGCAAGCGCCTCTCCGTGGGTGATCGCCTTGATCTGAATGACGCCAGCGCCCGTTGGCTGATCGCACAAGGCACGGCCAAAGCGGCCACCCCAGCCACCGATTCCAAACCCACCCGCCGTGATGCCACGTCCGGTGTTTCCACAACTGCAGCCACCCAAGGAGACTGAACATGGCTTACTTTTCCGGACAAGGCCGCGTCTACATCGGCGCACGCGATGCACTCGGCAACCCGGCAGGCCTCACCTTCGTCGGCAACGTGCCCGAACTGAAGGTGTCGCTGTCGGTCGATACCATCGAGCACCAGGAAGCGCAGTCGGGTCAGCGCCTGACCGACCTGCAACTCATCAAGACCAAGAAGGGCGAGTTCGCCTGCACCTTGGAAGAGCTGATCGCCACCAACCTGGCGCTCGCGCTCTACGGCACCACGACCACGATCACCCCCGGTACGGTGACCGGCGAGCTGCTGCCCAACCCGGTCACGCCGGGCAGTCTGTACCCGTTGGCCATGCAAAACGTGTCAGCGGTGCAGATCCAGGACTCCGATGCCACGCCCAAGACGCTCCCGGCCAGCCAGTACAGCGTCAATGCCAAGCACGGCTCGCTAGTGGTGCTCGATGCCACGTCGGGCGGTCCGTACACCGAGCCGTTCACCGTCGATTACGCGTATGGCGCGGCGCAGAGTACGGCGATGTTCACCCAGCCCTTGCCCGAGCGCTGGATTCGCTTCGAGGGGCTCAACACCGCCGACGGCAACCGCGAGGTGGTGATCGACCTCTACCGCGTGGCCATCAACCCGGCCAAGGAACTCTCGATCATCACGGACGAACTCTTGAAGTTCGAGCTGTCGGGCCAGGTACTGGCGGATCTGACCAAGCCGGTCGGTGGTGATCTCGGTCAGTTCGGCCGTCTGGTGCTGCTGTGATGGACGGCTTCAAGACCTTCCCCCCTGAGCCTGTGGTCGTGACGCTGTCCGGCACCGCGCTGGAACTGACGCCAATCCGGCTGGGCGAGTTGCCACGGCTGTTGGCCGTGGTACGCCCGCTGGCCGAGGAGATCAGCAGCGATCCGGACTGGATGGCGCTGCTGGGGCGGCACGGCGATGCCGCGCTGGATCTGCTGGCGATCACCACCCGGCGCGAACGCGCGTGGATCAACGACCTGTCGCTCGACGACGCCGTGCAACTGGCCGCCGCCGTGTTCGAGGTCAACGCGGATTTTTTCGTGGCGCACGTCGTCCCGGCGATTCAGGGCGCGGCCCAGCGACTCGCCCCGACGCTGCGCTCGCTGACGAACTCGGGTGGGACGCTGCCGTCGCCCGCCTGATCCGCGCCGGTCACCGCCTGGGCGACGTGATGGCCTACACGCTCACGCAGGCGCAAGCCTTTCTGGATGCCGACGGACAGATCGAACGGCAGCAACTTGCCCAGCTGCTCGGCATTCATGCCGTGGCAGCCCAGGGCGAGAAGCGTGGCATTGAACAACTGCAACGCGATCTGCTCAAGGACTGACCCATGCGTCTCTCGCTCACCACCACCGGCTTGTTGGACCCGCGCCAGTTGGCGGCGTGGAGCACCGAGCGGCGTCGTGCCATCCACACCGCTGTCGCCAAGGGCATGCAATCGGGCGGGCGTGAAGTGCGTGATGCGGCGCGATCCGAGATGCGCAGTGCCTTCACCGTCAAGCGCAACAGCTTCATCTCCTCGATGGGCGTGAAGGTGTTCGACAAGAAGCCGGAGCAGCTGCCCGCCTTGCTGGTGGGCAGCAAGATTCCTTGGCTCGGTCTGCATGAAAAAGGCGGCACGGTGAGCGGCAATTTGCTGATACCGCTGCTGCCCGGGCGCATCGGCCCAAAGCGCTTCAAGGCGGTCATTGACGGCCTGATGCGCTCGGGCAATGCCTTCTTTATCGAGAAGAACGGTCGCGTGCTGCTGATGGCCGAGAACATCAAAGAGAACGCCGGGCAGCTGGGCCGCTTCAAGCGTGCCGAGCGTGGTCGTACCGGGGCCAAGCAGATCAAGCGTGGCCAGGAGATTCCCATCGCCGTGCTGGTCAAGCGCGTCGATCTGAAACGGCGACTGAATCTGGCGGGTGGCGTGCAACGCGCCTTGCCTGCACTGGCTCGGGCGATTCAACAAGAACTGGACAAAGTCTGATGGCAAGCAACCGTGCCCAAATCCTGATCAGTGCCGTCGACCAGACCAAGACCGCTTTCGACTCGATCAAGCGCGGGCTGGGCGGCCTGACCGATACGGCCAAGAGCGTCAACGGGGTACTGGCCAACCTTGGCGTGGGCGTTTCGCTGGCGGGCATCGGTGCCATGATCAAGTCCAGCATCGATTCGGCGGATGCGCTGGACGAGATGGCGCAGCGTACCGGCATTGCCGTCGAATCGCTGTCGCTACTGGTACCTGCCGCCGAGCTGTCGGCGGTGTCCACCGACAAGTTCGAAGCTGGGCTCAAGAAGCTGGCCACAGGCATGCTGGAGGCCGCGACCGGCTCGGAGGCATCGGCACAGAACTTCGAAGCGCTGGGGGTGGCGGTCCAGAACCAGGACGGCACCCTACGCGACAGCGAACAGGTATTACTGGATCTGGCCGACCGCTTCCAGGCCATGCCCGATGGCGCGGAGAAAGCAGCGCTGGCGGTCGATATCTTCGGCAAAGCCGGTGCGGAAATGATCCCCTTCCTCAATCAAGGGCGGGAGGGCATTGGTGCGCTGAAGCAGGAGGCGGCTGAACTGGGATTGCAGTTGTCCGCCGACACCGCCGCACAGGCGGGCAACTTCAACGACGCGCTCGACAAGCTGAAGCTGGCCACCCAGAGCATCGGCAACCAGATCATTGCGTCCTTGCTGCCCGCCCTGAACGATATGGCCGGTGGCATGGTCGAGTCGGCCAAGCAAGGCGGCACACTGCGCGCGATCCTGGATGGTGTGGTGTTGGTGCTCAAGACCCTGGCCCTCGGTGCCGCCACCGTCGGCAAGGCCTTCGTCGCCTTGGGCGAAGCAATTGGCGCGGGTGTGGCGGCGGCGGTCGAGGCGCTCAAGGGCAACACCGATGGGGCCAAGGCCATCATTGCCGACCTCAAAGGCAATCTGGTCAAACGGCTGGATGAACTGGCGTCCTTCCGTGACAGCCTGTTCGACCCCAAGCCCATCGAGGTCAAGGCACCCCGAATTCAGGCCGATCCGGAACTGTTGCAGCGGCTGACCAAACCCAAAGCGGGCAAGGCTGCGCAGGACTCCATTGGCGCGCAGACCACGCTGATGAAAGCGCAGCTGGATGCCGAGTTCGCCCTGCTCAAGGACGGTCTGACCCGGCAACAAACTGCGCTGGATGCGGCACTCGAGGATCGTCTGGTCTCGGTGCGCGACTACTACACGCAGAAAACAGCCATCGAGCAGCGCGAGGTTGATGCCGAGATTGCCCGCAAGCAGCAGGAGCTGGCCCGCAGTCAGCAAGTCGCCAGCACCGGCAAGTCGGAGAACGACCGACTGAAAGCCAAGGCCGAGGTCGCCAAGGCGGAAGCCGACCTGATCACGCTCAACAACCGGCGCACAGACATCGAGCAGGCCAATGCCCGCAAGGCAGCACAAGCCGAGCGCGAATTGGCCGACGCCTTGGCGCAGGCCCGTGAGGAACTGGCACAGATCACCGGCACGGCTACCGATGCTGACCGGCAGGCGGCCATAGCGCGCAGCTACCGCGATCTGCGGGCGCGACTGGCGGCAGAGAGTGATGCTGACGGCGTGTCGCTCGTTGATCGGCTCATCAATGTGAAGGCTGCACAGGCCAATCTGGCGGCGCTTGAAGCCCAATGGCGGCAGGTGACCGAGCGTCTGCGCAATGCGCAGGAGGCCATTCAGACCCAGCAGCAGGCCGGGCTGCTCACCGAAGCCCAGGCGCGGCGGCAGATCGTGGCGCTGCAACAGCAGTCGGCGACTGAGATGGAGCACCTGCTGCCGACCATGCAGCAAGCCGCGCAGGCTATCGGGCCGGAGGCGGTGATTCGCGTGCAGGCGTGGCGCAATGAGCTGGAGCGCACGAAGCTGGTCGTCGACGAACTGGCACCCCTATGGAATCGCATCGGCGAGAGCTTCGGCAGTGCACTGGGCGGAATGATCACTCGTGCACAGTCCTGGCGCAGCGCGTTGGCCAGCATCTTCCAGCAGGTGGCCGATGCCTTCCTTCAGCAGATCGTGATCCAGCCATTCCAGCAGTGGATCGCCATGCAGGCGCGGATGCTGGCGCTCAAGCTCGGTTTCATCCAGCAGGAACAAACCGTCGATGCGGCGGCCAGCGCCGCCAAGGTCGCACAAAAGAGCGCTGAAACCACTGCCGTGGTGTCGATGGATGCCGCCAAGGCGGGAGCCGGGGCGGCCGCCTCGCAGGCGTCGATCCCCATCGTTGGGCCGGGACTGGCGATTGCCGCCATGGTGGCCATGGTGGCCGCCGTGATGGCGCTGCTCGGCAACGTGAAGAAATTTGCGGCGGGCGGTCTGGTATCAGGGCCGGGCAGCGCCACGTCGGATTCGATCCCGGCGCGTCTGTCCGCAGGCGAGTACGTGGTGCGGGCGGCCGCCGTGCGCCAGGTCGGCGTGGCCTTCCTTGATTCCATCAACGGCTTGTCGGCAGGCCCACGTTTCAAGGGTGGCGAACTGGCCTTCGCCGCCGGCGGGCTGGTGCCGGAGGTGAAAGTGCCGCCTGCGCAGCCGCAGGTGAATCAGGCGGTGCGCATCGTCAACGCCATCGATCCGGGCGTGACCCACGACCACCTGCAGTCGCCTGCCGGAGAAAAAGTCATCGTCAACATCATCGGGCGCAATGCACGGGCCATCCGTGCGGCGCTGCAAGGGTAAATCTCATGGCACTTCTGTTCATCGACGGTTTCGATCACTACGACCCGCAGGCCGTGGACAGCTTTGGCGATCCGTGGCTCGCGCGCGGTAAGGCGGCGTATCTGTCCCCGCAGGCCACCCGCATCCAGGGCCGTCGCCCGTCGTCCTATGCCCTGCGTTTGCCGGAAGGTTCGGGCGGCGGCTACGTCAAGAACCTCGACGCCACCAAGACCAGCCTGATCGTCGGGGCGGCCATTCGCGTGGCGCCGTACCAAAACACCTACACCGAGCCACTGCTGCTGGGCGTGCGCGATGCCAACTCGCAGGTCGCCCATCTCGTGAAAATCGGCGAGGACGGTCGGCTCAAGCTCTACCGCTGGATAGGGTCTGGATCAGGCGGCTACGACCAGCTGATCTCAACCTCGGTTGCCAGCGCTCCGGCGCGCGGCTGGCACTACATCGAGTTGCAAGTCACGCAAGGCACCAGCAACGGTGTGCTGTCAGTGCGCATCAACGGCATCCTGGCCATCCAGATGACCGCGCAGAACACCCTCCAGGGCGGTGGCCAACTGCTCACGGCATTCGTGGGTGCCGTGCCTGGCCAAAACTGCCCACTCACCATCGACGTCGATGACTTCTACATCGCCGACACATCGGGCACGATCAACAACACGTTTCTGGGTGACGTGCGGGTGGATGCGCTCAAAGCCCAGGCGAACGGCGCACTGAACCAATGGACGGTCGAAGCCGCAGCGTCGGCCTGGGAGGCGGTCAGCGATGACGACGAGGCCACGGCCATTCGCGCGGCCACTGCAGGGCTGCGCCAGTCCTTCGATATTGAGCCGCTGCCGGTGATGGCCACGCCCGCCATCCATGGCGTCCAGCTCACGATGCTGGCGCGCAAGACCGACGCCGGTCTGGGCAAGGTCAAAGGCCTCGTGGTCAGTGGTGCGCAAAGCGCCGTCAGCACCGACATCATCCTGCAGGAGCAACTGGCCTGGCAGAGCACGCTGTTCGAGCGTAATCCGAACGGCAACGTGCAGTGGACGGAGGCAGCCTTCAATGCCGCTGAGTTCGGCGTGGAGTCGGCATGACGGATCGCGTCGTCGTTCAAGACCTCGCGGAGGTTTCCAGCAAACCAACGCCGGGAAGCGAACTGCCCGCCTTCCAGAGTGAAGTGCTCTCGCGCGCCACTTTTGGGGCGAGCGCAGCCAGCTTCACGCCTGAAACGGCTGTGGCTCCGCTGCCGCCCAATCTGGCGGCCAACCTGCTGGCGGAGTCCTTGGCGGGCCCCTGGCCACCCATCGATGCGCCGATCTTTCTGGTCGAAGTGTTGCGCCGGGACACGGCCTCAAGCGCCATCGTCGCCACCGGTATGGATGCCTTTGGCGACCAGCCTTGGCCGGATGCGCAACGCGGCGTGTTTGCCTTTCGTCATGATTGGATGGAGCCCCTCGTCGAACGGCTGGAGTGGCAGACCAGCGTCACGCGGCTGGCCAGTGGCAACGAATCACGGCAGGCACGCCGACGCGTTCCTCGGCGCTGGCTCACCTACAAGGTGGGTAACGCTCGTCAGACCGATGCCATGGTGGCCGACTGGCTGGCCGATCATCTTGGTCAAATGGCGCTGTGGCCGCTGCCGCAGTACGCGGTGCACCTGACCGAGTCCTGCGAACGTGGCGCACTGGCACTCAATGTGACGGAGTCTGACGGGCGACAGTTCGGGCCACTCTCGGCCAATGTGCATCTGACCTACGACGGTGTGCAGGGCTGGCAGGAAACGGAGAACAATGGCCGCTGGATTTTGATCATCGCTGCCGATGGCTGGCAGATCGCCCAACTTGAGCGTGTGGAAAGCGATCTGCTGTGGCTGACGGAGCCCTTGGCACGCGCCGCTGCCGTGGGCAGCACCATCATGCCCTTGGTGTGGGGCAAGGCCATCGATCCGGCGGATCTCACGCAGTGGGTACCCGGCATGGTCGGCGGCAACATTCCCATACAGATCCAGCCTGCGCCACTGCCCGACCAGGATGTTCTCGATGACCCATGGATCGACGAGATCCCGGTCTGGCCAGATGGCAACTGGCGTGACGATCCGACAGCCGCCGCGCAGGCCACGATCACCCGCCAAGACTTCTCGCCTGCAGATCCGTGGGCGCGCCGGGACGATCCGTGGGCGACGACAACTTTGCAGCGGCGCTATCTGGCCAGCTCACTCGATGAAATCGAGATCTGGCGGGCGCGGTTGTGGCGCACCCAAGGCCGTCTGGAGGCCTTCTGGCTGCCAGATGGCTTGGCTCCGATCCTGTGGGTGAACGTCGAAGCCGATCCCGAAGATGGCTTCCTGCGCGTGGATGGCAAAAACATCTCCGCGCGAATCTCGGATTTTTGGCATCGCCCCGCCGCCTGCTTGATCGTGCACCCAGACGGCTATCGGCAGTACGTCCTGACGGCGACCTGCCATCTGGATCAAGGCGGTGTGCTGGTGCTGCGCTCGGGTCTTGACGACTGGGTGCCTGCAGGCAGCCGCGTCATTCGCCTCGTGCGCTGCCGCCTCGACCACGACGCCATCGACCTCTACTGGCACAGCCCGACGCTGCTGGAGATCACCTTGACCGCGCGCCAGTTGCCCGAACCACGCGGAAATGACCGTCAAACCTACGAGGGAGAGTAAGCACGATGAGCCAGAACCCATTGCTGGAAGTCGAGCTATACGCCTTCGCCAGCAACAGCGCGCAGTTCTATCTGACGCCGCACGAATTCGATGTTGATCTGGATGGCAACCTCTACAAGAGCCTGGCCTTGGAACGCAACGAACTGGCGCTGGGTGCTGAAGCCGCCAAATCGGCGCTGGATCTGAAACTGCCACCCGACTGCGATCTCGTGCGCCACCTGCTGGCCACGTCGCTCACCGGGGATACCACCTCGGTCACCTTGCGGATCGGACGGCGCGACTCCTGGGGCGACTACTGGTGGATCTCGGGCACGCGCTGGATGGGCCGGGTGCTGGGCGTAGAGGTCGCTGACGATGTCGCTCGCGTTCGCTGCGAGTCGGCGCAAGTCAGTCTCAAACGTATCGGATTGCGGCGGCTCTATAGCCGCAAGTGTTCCCACGTGCTGTATTCGGCTGCCTGTGGTGCCTCCCCGATTTCTGCCAGCGCCTTGGTGAGCAACAGCAATGGCCGCAACGTCGATCTCGACGGTGGCACGCCCGGCAGCGTCAGTGGTGGCTTGGCCGGTGGCTGGCTACAAACCCCGGAAGGTGCGCGCCACATGATCGTCAATGACTACGGTGGTGGTGTGGAGTTGCTCTATCCGGTGGCCATTGAGGTCGGCACCGAGGTGCTGCTGACGGTCGGCTGCGATCACAGCACGACTACGTGCGAGTCGCGCTTCGGCAACCTCGACAACTACGGTGGCTTTCCCGCCATCCCGAGCAAAAACCCGTTCTCGACGGGCGTGTTCTGAATCCCTGGAGAAATCGCCATGTGGTACCTCGTCGTCATCGTGGTGGCGGCGCTGGTTTCGGTCGCGCTCGCGCCGAAACCGCCCGAACCCAAACCGGCGTCCCTGTCTGACGTCGATGCCCCCACCGCAGAAGAAGGCCGACCGATTCCCGTCGTGTTCGGCACCGTGCTGCTGCGTGGCTCCAACGTCGTCTGGTATGGCGATCTCGAAGCCGATCCGATCAAGAAGAAAGGTGGCAAGAAATGACCACTCAGACCGTCATCACCATCGATCACGTGCGCGCCGTGGGCCTGTGCGTGAACGGCACGCGCACTTGGTTTGCGCGTCACGATCTGGATTTCCGGGCCTTCCTGCGCGATGGCTGTGATGCCGACACCTTGCTGGCCACTGGCGATGCAATGGCACAACGTGTGGTCGATCACGCCCGCAATCGATCCAGCCAGCGGGAGCAAGGCTGATGGGTGGCAGCAGCAAGAAGCAAACCGTTGGTTATCGCTACCGGATGGGTCTGCATCTGGCCCTGTGCCAAGGCCCGGTCGATGCCGTGCAGGAGATTCAGATGGGCGACCGCACCGCGTGGGGTGATGCCGACCGTGCGCCGCTGTCCAGCGGGCATGGGCTGAGCAGCCTCTCGATCAACAAGCCCACTCTGTTTGGCGGCGACGAGCGCGAAGGCGGCGTGGTCGGCACCATCGATGTGCTTTCTGGTCATGCCGGGCAAGGACGCAACGACTATCTGATGAGTCGCCTCGGCAGTTCCATTCCGGCATTTCGGGGCGTGTTGTCCTTGGTGGCGCGCAAGATCCTGTTCGCAGCCAACAACCCCTACATCAAACCGTGGGCAGTGCGCGTCCGGCGCTTCACGGCGGGTTGGACGGGCGAGCCCTGGATGCCCTGGAACGCCGAGGTTCGCACCTGGGATGAGATTGAGGCCCGAGAGATCAGCGTCGGCATGAACCCGGCGCACATCCTGGTGCAGTGCCTCACCGATCCGCACTGGGGCATGGGCTATCCGCAGAGCACCATCGGCTGGAGTTTCTGGAACGCGGCATGGGCTTTGTCGAGTGAGGGCTTCGGCCTCAATCTGATCTGGACACGGCAGCAGCCCATCGAGAGCTTCATCGGCCAGGTCATCGACCACATTGGCGGCATCCTCTACACCGATCCGGAGCAAGGCACGTTTGAGCTCAAGCTGCTGCGCGACGACTATTGGATCGACAGCCTGCCGCAGTTGGGGCCTGACGAAATTGTGCGGCTGGAACGATTCGAACGTGCCCAGTGGGGCGAACTGCCCAATGAACTGACCGTGGTCTACACCGACTGGCAAACCGGCGGTGATGCAACCGTCACGGTCGAGAATCTGGCCGCCATCCAGTTGCAAGGCGGCGTGATCAATCAACGCCGCGATTACCCGGGCGTCAATTACGGGCCGCTGGCCGCGCGGCTGGCCCTGCGTGACCTGCGCGCCTTGGGTTCGCCGCTGGCCCGGATGAGTCTGACCGTGGCACGCGACACGCTGGAGCGTGCGCCGCTGCCGGGTGATGTGTTCCTGCTGAACTGGCCACGCTTGGGTGTGGATCAGATGGTGGTGCGCGTCACCGGCATCGACACCGGCACCTTGGGAGCGGCCGAGTGGCGCATCGAAGCCATGGAAGATGTGTTCGGGATGAGCAACACCGTGCTGTCGCCCCCGCCACCGCACGTCGAGGAGCCGACCATTGAGCCTTTGCCGCCTGCCTTGGTGCTGGCCGTCGAGGTGCCGTATTGGGAGCTGGCCCGGCGTTTGTCGCGCGCAGATCTGGCCTACCTGACCGACACGGACACCTATCTCTGTGCGCTGGCCGCCGCCGGTGGCACCGGGCAGTTGAATTGGCAACTGGCCACCGGTGCTACGAGCGGCGATCTCGCTGCCGTGGTGGGCGAAGACTACGCACCACTGCTGACGCTCGATGTAGCCTTGCCTGCCAGCGAGGTCGATGCCATCGGTGTGCCGGTGACGGCCATCAGCCAGCCGGAAAGGCTGACCGTGGGTGACTACGCCTATCTGGTCGATGGCAGCGGTGAGATCCGTGAAGCCGCCGCTGTCCTGGACTTCGATACCGCTGCGGCCACGGTTGACCTCGCACGCGGCGTGCTCGACACCACACCCCAAGCACATGCCTCGGGGACTCGTTTGATCGGTGTCGGCGAATGGCTGGCATCCGAAGGTGCGGAGCGCGCTCCAGGCGAATCGGTGTTCGTGGGCGCGATTCCTCGCACGTCGACCGATCAGGGCGATCCTGTGTTGGCTGCCAATGGGCAGCCGATGGTGCTGGCCGGTCGGCAGGCTTTGCCGTATCCACCCGGTCGTATCCGCCTCAATGGCCAGACCGAGCCTGCCGTGGTGGCCGGTGACCTCACCGTCGCGTGGGCGCATCGCGACCGCACGCAGCAGACCGCCTATCTCGTGCAGCAAGACGAAGGCGACATCGGGCCGGAACTGGGTGTGACCTACACGCTACGCATCCGCAATCGCAATGGCGTGCTGGCGCACACCGAAACGGGACTGCTCGGCACCACCTACATCTGGACGGCAGCCGTGGCCGCGCTGGATGCCGCTGCGCTGGGCGACCGCATCACGGTGGAGATCAGTGCCGAGCGCGATGGTTTGAGTAGCTGGCAGCCGCAGGTGCGGGTCATGGATCGTGCGGGCTACGGCCTGCGCTGGGGACAGTATTGGGGAGGTGTGTGATGGAGCCGCGCATCGATGTTCATCTGCTCACCCTGAACGAGCCTGCCGAATGGCGGGAGGCCTGCATCGCCAGTCTCGAGGACGGACCGATCCAGTTGCACGTTTTGCCCGGCATTCCGGGCCGTATTGGTGAGGCACGCGCGGCGGGCTTCGCACAAGGCACGCTGCCGCTGGTGTCCTTTGTCGATCCCGACGATTTGTACGAAGCCAGTGCCTTCACACAACTGGCCGATGCGTTGGATGCCTGCCCGCAGGCGGTGATGGCCTACACCGACGAAGCGCTGACCGACGAAAACGGCCAGGACATTGCCGTGCGGCGTCTGGCCTATAGCCGTTGGCAACACGCCAACAGCGCCAGCCACGTTCACGGCCTGATCGTGATGCGTCGATCTGCCGTGGAAGCCGTGCTCAAGGAAACCACCGACCTCAACAACTTCGCCGACTGGCTGCTGACCCTGCTCGTGGCCAAACGCGGCGGCGTGCTGTACCTGCCCATCGTTGGGCGGCATTGGCGACAACACCCGCAGCAAAGCCATCGCACCGGCGACCCGGACGCTGTCCGGCGCATTCGCCAAGCATCGAACCACTGGAGATAGACCATGTCATCGACCGACCCGAACCTTGGGCTCAACTACGGCTGGACGCTCGGCGAGAGCGGCTGGGACACCGGCATGGACGCCAACCTCAAGCGCCTCGGCGCGGTGGTCGGCCTGTCCGTGAAAGACCGTGACCTGACCACGCCACCGGCCAGCCCTACCAACGGCGACCGCTACCTCATTCCTGCCGCCGCCACCGGCGTGTGGACAGGCAAAACGAATCAGATCGCAGTGCGCATAGCCGACACCTGGGAGTACCACGCGCCCAACATCGGCTGGCTTTGCTACATCGAGGACGAGGCAGTGCTCTCGGCCTACAAAGCCACCGGCTGGAGTCCCGGCATCGCCATCTGAATCTCCATCCCTTCGCAACCACATGAACCCGCCCACGAGGCGGGTTCGTCGTATTTGGAGACGCCCATGACTGAACCGACCCAAGCCCCCGCCTTCGTCGAGAACACGCTACTCCTGCGCCGCGAGGACTTCGACGAACTGCTCGACCGTGCCGCCGAACGCGGGGCCGAGCGCGTGCTCGCCCACCTCGGCCTGGAAAACGGCCACGCCGCGCGCGACATCCGCGAACTGCGCGATCTGCTCGAAGCCTGGCGCGATGCCCGCAAGACCGCCTGGCAGACCACCATCAAGGTGGCGACCACCGGCATCCTGGCGCTGCTGTTGGTCGGCGCCGCCATCAAGCTCAAGCTGATGGGAGGTGGCCAATGATCGAGACCCTGCTCGGTGGGCTGCTGGGCGGAGCCTTCCGTCTGGCACCGGAGATCCTGAAGTGGCTGGACCGCAAGGGCGAGCGCAGCCACGAACTGGCGATGCAGGACAAGGCGCTTGAGTTCGAGAAGCTGCGCGGCGCCCAGCGCA